GTCGCTGTACTTATCGCACGCGATAGCGTAGCTACCCTTGACGTCTCCGCCGCTATAAGTCGACAACCAGATGACGTCGTTCCATGGGCCGCCAAAGCCAAGGTTGCCGGAACTGAGCATTGCAATCTTGAGCTTTCCAGCACCGAAAATTGCGTTGTTTGGCTTCTCCCCACCATCGCCGACGTAGTAAGCGCCGAGGTAGTTATTTGCAACGTTGTATGCACGGTGATCGTAATACGAAGCGGCGTTACCCCCTAAGTTCGTGCTGTTAGACGCAGTGGTGGCAGTCGCTGCGTTGCCACTGATATTGATTGCCCATGTTCCGGATGCGTTGCCACCAGTCTTTGTTGGGGCGTAATCGTTGTAGTTTCCCGCGTGGAGGACTTGGTTTCCGCCCTGCCGCAGTGCGCCTCGAACAATGTTGGTATTTCCAGACTCGTCTATCGAGATCGCCGTCTTCGCCCCAGTAGCAAAGCTGTCTGTCGTGGCGAGGTACATCCTCGTGCCGTACGAACCAGATGACTGAACATAAATACCAGCTTGTGCGCCGCCACCACTTGCCCAAGTCCACGTTATAGCCTGCGCATTGTCTGGGCTTGATGCGCCGTTAAAGACGAACCCGTAGTTAGTTGTCCCCGGCGTCGTTGTGTTGATTGCCGCAGGAGCAACCGAGCTTATCAGCGTTCCGGTCAGCGTGCCGCCAGCGAGCGGTAGCTTTGTGCTGTCGCTTGTGCTGATGGATATGTCGCCAGGCCCGATTAGCGAATTGCCATTAACCGTCTTGAAGTAGCCGGAGCCGTAGTTGCTTGGCGTTAAGGCGAAGTTCCCAATGCTGGCCGTCGTAACCGGGGTTGCGCCAGCAAAACTGACGCCTCCAGCAAAATACGCAGTACCTTTGACATACAGCGTATCTAGGTTTGTTTTGTTCCAGAGATACAGAGAATCATTGACCGTGTCTCCGCCAGCGGGAAGGCTTCCTGAGTATCCGTAAACGCCCTGATCAAAGCCGGTTCTGTTAACTCTTATGCCAAATGACGGAACAGCGCCGGTAAAGTAAAACTCAAGAAAGGTGTTGCTAGCAGAGCGAGTGATTCGCACCTGATTCGCCGGGAAAGAGGTGTCCCATTGCGCGGAAAGTATCTTGTCGTTACCCCAGTCGCCCTGTGCCAGAACCTTCGCCAGAGACGGATTGTTGCTTCCGCCGGTACAAAATACCTCGACATCATATGTTCCGCGACCGTCGGAGCCGGTAGTCGCAACGCGATACCAGCCTGCCGCAGGCACTGACGAGGAATAGACGAGCGAGTACAGGCCGTTTGTGACTGTCGCAGCATTGCCGCTGACGGATATGTTCCAAGTCCCCGATGCCCCTCCACCTGTTTTCGTTGGAGCATACGTTGTGTAGTTTCCTGCGGTGACCAACTGATGGCCGCCAAGGAATGCGATGTTTGGCTCATTCGCAATAATGAAATCATTGCCGCCGGTCGTCGTGAACCGATGACGGTTGCCGCTTCCTGCGCGATACCAACTGTCCGTGCCGTCAGCATCGAACGTCAGGCGGTACAGATCTAGACCTGCTAATGCAGTAACCGTGAGCTTGCCAGTCAGCGTCCCGCCGCTTAACGGCAGATAGCTAGAAAGCGCAGAGCTTGTGATGTAACCGCTTGGGTTAGCCGAGTTGTACGGCGTGTAGCCGAGGGCAGTAGTCACCATCCCTGACGTAATGCCAGAGATGTATCCAGACGGATTTGTGCTGTTGTACGGCGTATACCCGAGAGCAGTCGTTACCTGTGCGCCAGTGATGCCAGTCAGGTATCCGCTGTCGTTCGTAAACGTGCTGACATTTGTCGGCTGCGTATACGAGAACACGCCAGTCGATGAGTTATACGACAGTGATCCAGCCGCGCTTACGGCTGAACGCGCACGGGCGTTCGTGAAGTACAGGTTTGTGCTGCCTTCTGTAATGCCGTCGCTGCTTGGCGTGGTGTAACTAAATACGCCCGTCGTATTGTTGTACGACAAGGAACCAGAGGCCGAGATCGAAGTCCTTACGCGAGAAGTCGTGTGGTAAAGATTCGTGCTGCCTTCCGGAACCGCATCAGTGCTTCCGGGGGATGCGCTGATCTCAACATAGGCCGAGCCAGACCAGCGATACACCTTCGCGCTGTCGATGGCGATGTAGATCTTTCCAGAGTCTCCAGTCGCTGGGAAGGCCGCGAGGTTCGCATACTCAAGAACGTCGTCAACGTAAGACGGCAAGTGCGAAGAGGCAATCTTTCCTGAGCCGTCGAGTCCAACGTAGCCATTGGCAACGCCTTTATTTGCCGCGTCCTCCGGGGTGAAGCCAAGCGCAGTCGTTACATCGCCAGACGCAATATTCGTGCCAACGGTAACGCGACCCTTCCCGTCAACAGTTACCTTGGAATACGTCCCAGCAGTGACGCCGCTATTCGCAAGCGTCAGCGCAACAGGTGAGCCGGTCGTGCCGGTTCCGGTAACGTCTCCGGTGAAGTCAAGGGAGCCAGACGGAATGGCAACCCAAGACGGGTTCGTGCCGTCAGTGCTGAGATACTTGCCGCTGTTGCTAGTCTGCGATGGCAGAAAGCTATTCTTAACAGCAGAACTCGGGCTGCGAACCTCAGATACATGCAGATACTGCGCGTGATCGTCATCGCCCAAGCCGGAAAGATTTCCGTGATCCTGAACGAGGGCGGCAGCAACGCCAGCAGACTGCAACGCACGAAGGTCATACACAGCGACCGTGCTGGCTTTAACGCTGTTCGCGAAGCCAGTCTTGTGCGTGTAGATGACCTTATAAAGAGGGCGGAACTCGACTGATGGGAATCCGCTGAGACTCAATCCCTCAAAAGTCATCGCCTCCGCTTGCGATAGCTGGTTAGTCGGAGCCTGACTGATGATAGAAACAACGGGGTAGTTCAGGTTGTTCGTGGCTAGAATCCACGAAACGAAGTACCCGTTGTTGTTAACGCTCGCCGTAGACCAAGTTCCACCGCTGTACAGGTTGTACTGCGGGATGCCGCCGACAACCTTGAACGGGAAATCGGTCGGCGCGTCAATTACCCAAGCATTGCCACTAAGATAGAGAACAGGAATGCGAGCAGGGCTAGACAAATCCTGCTGCCACGTATTTGCGACAGGCGAATTAGTCGAGACGATATCGACCTGCATGTCTTCGTCGAAGAAAGTTCCGCCGCCGATATCAATCTGCGCGTCCGCGTCAGTAGCGCCAGTGCCAGTAGTCGTGTACCCGCTTGCGCCAAACCCGCTGGCAATCGCAGCGCCGCGAGTGCGGTGAAGGTACTCGTGAGTCTGCCAGTCCAGCGTGATGCCGTGGCGCTCGTCACCGAAATAAACCGCCTGCTGGGTTGTTGCGTTCCAGTAGATGTACGCCGTAGGCGCATGTTCTTCCCAAGTAAAGTAGGTCATCTGCGTCGAGAGAACGCCCGACGCATTGAAGTAGATGAAGTGCAGACCGGTGGTGTTTGGGATTACGACAGTTTGCGCAGACGTATAGGTATGCTTTACGCCTTTGCACCAGACCACGAAGCTCGCCGAAACTGGGGCGATCGTAAACGTGCGCGTGCCCGTATTGAAAGAAATAGAGGACTGTGACTTGTCCTCATGCCCAATAGGCTCGCCACTAGGGTCTGTAGCAGGCTCCCACGCGGTGCCGTTCCAGACAAGCTTCTCGCCAATGTTAGGAACATCAGAAGAGAAACTCTGCCCCTGCACCTTGGTGACAATGGGAGCGGTTGGGGTTCCGGAAAGGTCTCCGCCAATCTCAACCTTGTCTGCATTGAGATTGGTGAAGTTGGCGTCCAGCTCGTTATTTGTGAGCGGACTACCTTTCCCTGCGCGAGTCGTAATCGTCGACATGCCTTTCCCCTATTAGGAGATCGTTACAGTCCAAGTCACCGCCATGCTGTCGGCTGCGCCTTTGTTCACAACCGCAAACGTAGTGCGGCACAGCATAGTCCCAGCAGATCCCGCATTGAACACACCGGCCTCAGTGATCGGGCCAGTTCCAGTACCCGCGCCGAAGGTGGCGAAGTAGGTAACGACAGAGCCGGTCGCAGTGCCGCTGGTAAGCGCCACACGGCCAAGCTCGTTGCCAAGCGTCGTGTTGCCAACAACGGGGCTGGTCGAGCCTTCGCCGATCGCCATGTGGCTCATGACGGAAGAGGCAGTGCCGACCATACGCGAGGCAATGAAGTCTTTGCCGACAGTGACAACGAGGTTGTTGAACTCTCGCTCGTCCTTCAGGTTGCCGTTCTCATCGAACAGCTTCACCTGCAGCTTGCCGGTTGCCTTAATATCTTCTACAAGTTTCATTTACTGAACCTCAGTTTTAGAAAGTGCGTGAAACGCCCACATAGTCTTCGGCGAAATAGGAGATGTCCGCATAGTCGGTCATCCGCAAAGCGCCGGAGTCTGATGTTGATTTGAAGTCACTTATCCCTTTATTGAAAGAGATATTGCTTGAATCAATGACATACTCAGTGTCAGCAAAGCTTCTCCCGAAGTTTACTGCATAAGAGAAGTCATCTGAGATGCTAAATCCGTCAGCAAGAGACTTACCTATAGTCTGCTGCAGTTCGTCTTCTATGCTGAACCTGTCGTCCGCAAGAGCGGTGTCAGAGAGGAGCTTGCTAAACCCTCTTGAAGAGTTGTCTGAGGTTGATATCGAATCAGACTTACCAGCAAGAAAGTTGAGTGTGCTACTGTCTGAAGCAGAAAGAGAATCCTGCGCTAACTTAGACAGGCTGTAGCGCTGGGTGTCACTGACAGAAAACAAATCAGACTTAGCGAGAGCCGTGCTTCTCTGCATGGCGTCGGCAATCGATTGAGAGTCAGAAAGCCGCTTCCCTACAGCAAACGACTGTATCTGATCGGATACAGACTGCGAGTCGCTGGCTCTCTTGCCAACCGAAAGAACCTGCGCATCGACCAATGTGAACTCATCAGACGGCCTCTTGAAAAACACAAGAGTCTGTCTGTCTGACAAGGCCACGACATCTGCGGGTACTTTCTCGAAGGAGATGAGTACGCTGTCAGCTGTCGCAAGGAAGTCGTTGACCCAGCGATCAGGCGGGGTCGGGTCTGCATAAACGCCAGCAGCCTGAAGGTTGATGTACTTCAGGGTGTTTACGAGATTGACGTAGCTCAGCTGTCCCTTGAGTTCTACGTATTCAACCTGCTTCCCAAGCGCAACCCAATCCGTCTGGGCATGCACATCTTTGTATGCAACATCCGCAGCGGCTTCTGCTATCTGTATGCTTGGCCGGGAACTCGCAACCTCGAAGATTGCGCGAATCATTAGAAGTCGGCTCTGACCTTCAGCTTCAGAAGGTCATAAACGGTCTGAATAGTACCGTTGGTGTAGGTGACCTCGATTTCTGCTTCGTACGTGCCTGCGGTATCAAGCGCAGAGGACGACCACTGGAAGGCCACGCGCCCGTTAGGGGCGTCCGTGACAGAGCCAACGATCGTCGCCTTGATCGTAGTAGATCCCACAGCGCGAACCTTCAGCCGCACAGTCGCGCCTGTCAGGTCGATGGGTGCCCACGTAGCCGGGTTCGTCGAGTCCAGCGTCTGGCCGACTGCGGCCTCGTTGCTGTCCTTCAGGTTCATGTACAGGATCGGGAGGGTGTCTCCCTCAACCAGCGGGATAGTAGTGCTGTAAGCCATTAGATTCTCCGCATCTGAACGGACAAGTCAGACCGCACATGTCCTCGAACGGCACGCTGACGGGCGGTATTCACGCCGCGACCGAATTGATCCATAGCCGCAACAGCAAGCTGCGGGTTCGTATACGTCTTGCCCGGTGACATAAACAGTCGGGCCTTGGCACCCTGAGCGATTACTTCCGCATAGTCCTCGAACAACACATCCTCAACAGTTGTGGCTGTTCTGGTCGGCTTGTACGCAACGCGCATCGTCAGGGCGTTCGCGGCATTGTCCTTCGGGATCGGAAACAGCGAGAAGGTACGCTCGTCCTTCTGCAGGATGTACTTAGGCTCAGAGCCTGTCGTGCTGGCACCCTCGAAGGTGCGGTTGTACAGCTCAGACTTGTCGATCTCATCCGGGGCGACGGGCTGAAGCTCCTTGGCCTTGTACCAAGCCTTCATGATCTTGACAACAAGGTTGCCAGTGGGCGGCTCGAAGTCGTAGTCCACAACACCCGCAACAACTGTGAGCGGGTCATGGTCGCGCTGGATGATCAGGGACTTCTCGCAGAACTCGATGAGCGACGATCGCAGGGCGAGATCCACTGAGATCTCCGGGCATCCGGGGACGTCCGGCAGGATGTACGGGTAGAAGCTGGTAAGAGTTGCCATGACTTAACCTCCAGCCTCCACTGTAGCCACTCGCGGGACTGCACCGCCGATGTTGTTCAAGTTTGGCGAGCTTGTGAGCCGCTTCTTGTTGCCGATGCCGACGAGATTGGCAAAGGCCTGATAGTGCATAACAGCACGCTGAGCGTTTCCTGCAAACTCCGAATCCTTGCTCAGGCAGCGGTAGACGATGTAGTCCACCAAAGCACTGATGAAGATGTCTTCCTTCTCAAGCAACGAGGTGGACGACAGATCGTTAGACGTAATCTCAACCGGAGCCTTCGAGTAGACGATGGTCATCTTGTGCCCAGAGGCGGCAGGCGGATAGACGTAGAACGTCTTCGGCTCGCGCTCGTCGTACATGAAGTTCTTGATCGAGGTGGACACCGGCTCTGTGTGCCAGTCAGGAGAATGCGCATCCAGAATCTCGCGCTCGACGATACGCACTGCGCGGCCAATGGCGTTCGCAGAAGTGACGTTTCGGATCGCGTCGATCAG